GGGGAGAAACTCAAAAAGGAGGGGTAGTTTTTGAGGCCAAAAAGTGGTTAATAATTAATGGGTTACAGGAGGGGAAAAACGATGCCATACAATATTGATACGTGGCGCACAAAAGAATTGGAAAATTTGCAAGTTCCGTTGAGTGCATTTTTTAAATCGGACAAAAAAGATTGGTGGCCGGTAAGGAAGTGGAGTGATGAAAAAGCGTTGACGTTAATTTTTTGTGGCGCGGCGGAAATACTCGGAGATGTTGTCGATGGGATTTTTCATATCGTTGAAATTGAATTTTGCGGCGAGGGTTCCGGCACTTCGATGTGGGAGGTTTTCGAGCCAGCGCTAAAAGAAAGCACTGGCAAATTAATTGCGTCCCTTGTGTGGGAGGGCGGCGATTCGATAAATAAAATAATCGTGCGGGATGGTCAAGTTGAGTGGGAAGACATTGAAATTTAAATAACGGAGGGGCCGGGCGTATGCGAAATATAATAGTCTATTTAGTGGCTATGTTTTTTATGGCCGGTGTTCTTAATGCCGTTAATGCCGAAGTTGTTACCCATGATTTAATCGTCTTATATGATTTTACCGAAACTGATGGCGCAATAATCCATGATAAAAATTCCACTACTCCTAAACTTGATTTAACTATTACAGATCCGACTAAAGTGGAGTGGTTGAATCCGGGATTAAGGGTAAATGAGGCGACTGTTGCCATAGCCGGAAATGCACGCACGAAGTTGACATTTCCAACAGGCATTACAATTGAGGCCTGGTTAAAACCGGTCAACAATATGCAAGACGGTCCGGCCAGGGTTGTCACATTTTCATCTGATTACGGTAACCGCAACTTTACTTTCGGCCAAGCGTCGGAACATTGGGATCAGCGTTTTAGAACCAGCGAGAACCCCGGCAATGGCAGTAACCCAAGTCTCAGCACTCCAGCGGAAAGTATTCAATCAACTCCGGTTTTACAGCATGTTGTTTATACGCGCAGTGAGGCGGGCGCGGCAGCTTTTTATATCGACGGATTGAAAGTTCAGGCGGGTGATATTCCAGGCGACCTCAGTAATTGGGATTCGGCATATGGTTTTGGTTTGTTTAATGAAATTAATTTTCCGATAGATACAAGGACCTGGTTGGGAGACATTTTTAAGGTGGCTGTATATGGTGTTGTTCTTACTGAAACTGAAATTACTCAGAATTTTAATGCTGGCATAGATACTGGTATTAATGCCGGTGAGGTTACTTTTCAATGGGATGTCATGCCTGATGCCGATAGTTATCGTTTGTATTGGGGTGCCAAATCTCGTAAAGAAAATATCAGCGCTGCGGAAGTGGCGGCCAAGTACAAAGCCTTGACTGATAAGTATTGTAAGACGGCGGGGGCGCAGGATGCTGACTATATAAAGTCCTGTGTTGACTCCTGGGAAAAGTATTGTGCAGATCCTTCCGATCCATTTTGTGATGTGGATTATTTCCAATATGAGCATGTTCAGGATGTAGGTAAAGTAACTGAATACACCATTACAGATCTTGACTATGGCGTATGGTATTTCAGCGTGACATCCCATGAAAATGACGGGGCCCATACCGTTTTTAGTACGAAACAAAGAGAATCTCAATATGCTCCCGAATTGATGTACGAGGTTGTTGTCATAGAAAAACCCACTAAACCAATTGGACCTCCACAAGGGTTCAGGATAATAGAATAATTGCGCGGCGAATGAATGCCAACGGTAACGTTCTCAAAATTTGCGAAGGCCATAGGAAAGTCCGGGGCCATGGTGTCAAAGCTGCGGTCGCAAGGTGTTTTGGATGCGGCGCTGGTTTGGCCGGAGGGCGCTAAGCGTCCAGTGCTGGATTTGGATATCGCGTTAACGGCGTACAAGGAAAGTCAAGATCCAAATTATACGAGCGGCACTCCGCAAATAAAGGGCGATGATAATCTTGAAGACAGCGCGGATGAAAGCCAGGCGGGGCGGCAATCTTTTATCCAGGCGCGGACGTGGTCAGAGCGGTACCGGGCAGCGGACAGAAAATTAAATTATGAGATCCGGCAGGGCAAGTGGATCTTAAAGGCGGACGTTAAAAACAAATCATTTAAGGCGGGCCGAGTGTTGCGAGATCATTTTATGAATATTCCGGCGCGGTGCGCGGCGGTTGTGGCGGCGAAATCTAAAAAAAAAGAGAAGGAAATTTATCAGATTTTACGTAAGGAAATGATCGACGGTTTGAATGAATGTATTAAGGCGTTGGCTATTTTGGGAGATTAAAAAAATGACTTTTGAAAAATGGTGGAAAGATAATTTTGACATTATTTGGAAGAACGGGGGCTTGGCGGGTCCAACGAGGATTAAAGAATCGTTTGAAGCCTGTTGGCACGACGGGTTCCGCACTGGTTATTCGTCAGAAAATAAAAAACCGGCAGAGGACTTATCACATACCATCGAATTCACGATGGATGGGATGATTAATAAATGATTGCAGATGGATTAATATTGGGCCTCGAACCCGAGCCGGATATCACGGTGACTGAGTGGGCGGATAATTTTCGTATGCTGCCTGCTAAAGGATCTATCGAACCTGGGCATTATAATTCCGGGCGAACGCCTTATATGGTTGAAATCATGGACTGCCTGTCAGCGAATCATGCGGCTACGGACATTACGTTTATGAAGGGTACGCAGCTTGGCGCAACTGAGGCGGCTAATAATTTTATCGGGTACGTGATAGATGCAGCTCCGGGGCCGATGTTGCTGGTTTTGCCTACCGATAAGCTGGCATCCGATCACAGCAAGGCAAAATTGACACCGACAATCGAAGAAACGGAATGCTTAAAAGGCAAGGTTTCGGAATTGAAATCGCGTTCAAGTTCCAATACGATTATGTCAAAGGATTTTCCGGGCGGCATCCTGTTTATATCCGGGGCGAATAGTCCGGCTAATTTCCGAAATAAAACTATCCGATATTTAATCCTGGATGATTTTGACGGGTTCCCACCGCATGCCGGAAAAGAGGGTGATCCGGGGGATCTGGCTGAGCGGCGCACGGATACATTTTCGGTACGCAAAAAAATATATCGCAATTCAACTCCCACGGTCAAAGGGTTGTCGAGAGTGCATGAGGCGTATCTGGAATCCGATCAGCGGCAATATTATGTTGCCTGTCCGTTTTGCGGTTACAAACAGGTTTTAGTTTGGGGCGGCGTTGGGGAGCGCAAGGGAATAAAGTTTAAAAGAAACAAGGCGGGCGTGGTTATCGCGGCGTGGTATGAGTGCGCGAAATGCCGGGAAGGAATTGACGAAAGCCATAAGCCGGAAATGTTGGCGGGCGGGGAATGGGTTGCAAAGTATAAGCGGCGGGAAAAACGCGGCTATCATTTATCAGGGTTGTATAGTCCGTTGGGCTGGGTGTCGTGGTTGCAGATATGCAAAGAATTCATTGCTGCTAAAGACAGTCCCGAACGGTTAAAGGTCTGGACGAATACGCGCCTGGCCGATGTGTGGGACGAGGAGGGGAGCCAGCCGGAATGGACTGTCCTTCGCAACCGGGCCGAGTATTACAAGATCCGTTCGGTACCCGATCAGGCGTGTTTTTTGACAGCCGGGGTTGATGTCCAGGCCGATAGGTTGCCGGTTATCGTGCGGGCCTGGGGGCCGGGGGAGGAGTCCTGGCTTGTTTTTTGGGCGGAGTTGTACGGTGATCCGGGCCTAAGTTCGGTCTGGTCGCAGATGGATATGTTATTATCATCACCATTTGAGCATGAGTCCGGGGTTCCGTTATACATCGAGCAGATGGCGATTGATTCAGGGTTTCACACCCAGGCGGTTTATAATTATTGTCGGCATAGGGCGGTTAAGACGATGGCAACCAAGGGGCTGGCAACTCCCATGAAGCCGATTTTAAACAAGCCAAGTATGGTAGATGTTAACTGGGAAGGGGAAATTATCAAGGATGGTTGCCATCTCTGGACGGTCGGATCTGATACGAGCAAGAGCCAGGTTTATTCTCGGTTGGCATTAAAAGAGCCGGGGCCGGGGTATTATCATTTTCCTATTGGATTGGAGGACGAATATTATTTACAATTAACGGCTGAGAAAAAATTGACGCAGTATCGAAACGGGTTTCCTTTGATGGTCTGGACTAAGCTGCGTGAAAGAAATGAAGTCTTAGATTGTGAATCATTGGCGCTGGTCGCGGCGTACCGGGCGGGAATGGCGTTTGTCAATTGGGATAAGGTTAGGACTAAACAGCTCGGCGGCGGGGTTGCGAAGCCGGCGGCTAAGAAAAAAAAGGTTGCAAAAAAAAAGGAAAGGAAATGGTGAGGAAAATTAAATTTCTATCAAGAGATTACAAATGTATATTTTATGCGGATGTCGCATTGATCATGTTTTTAATTATTTGGGGAGCAATGTTTTTCATATGCCCTGATTTTATGTTCAGTAAACCATTTAGTAAATAGGAGGTCAAAAAAAATGTCAAAATTATTAGAGGGTTCGATAGAAATCAGAAATAAATTAGGGGTGTCGGAGGCAACGTTTATGGATTTGGTTCACAACCATGAGTTGCCAGCGGTCAAAAACGATGCCGGGGTTTACGAGGTTGCCGAAAATGATCTTGAAGCCTGGGATAAAAAGCGTGGCCGGTCCGTGGATTTTTACCGGGTGTCTGAACCGGAAAAGAAGCCGGAGAAAAAAACGGTCATGCCACCGAAGGGTAGACATCGAAAATCGTTAAAAAATAAAAAATAAAAAATGTCGATGCCAAATCTTTCAGGGATGAAAAATATTTGCCAGTATTGCAACCGGTCCGAGTCCACTATTCTAATTTGGATTCGTGCGTTGGGGTTTCCTGCGGCTAAATTTTCGGGCAGTTGGGAGTCTGATTCGGAAATGGTTGACGAATGGCGGCGAAAACAGATCAAAAATTCCATGAAAAACGTATCTGTCAAGCCTAAAAACTGGTAAATATCGGTAAAGTTGCTCTGTTTTCCGGTAAAAAACGGTAAAAAGCAGGGGGTATTGCATATTCATGCTATGATATTTTCATGGCAATATATACGCAAGCCGATTATGACGCCCTGAAAGCTGCATATTTAAGCCTGTTGTCCGGTTCAAAAACGGTGCAGGCGTCCGTGTCGGGTGAGTTTATCCGATACCAGGACATCCAAATTCCCCAATGCAAGGCTTTGCTCGATGCAATGGCGGTCGAGTTGGGCCTTGCGCCTTCCAGGGCATACGCGAAACCCAAGGGGAGGTTCTATTAATGGGCGCTTGGTCTGATAAATTATCGGGTGCCATTGATGGTGCCATTGCTGTTGTCTCACCTCAAAAAGCAATCCGAAGACAATACCACCGAGACGTTCTGTCTAAAATATCCAAGCAAAAAAAGCGGGAAACCTATAATGCGGCGAAAACGAGCCGAGTTACGGGTACGTGGTCACCGGCTGATATCAATGTCAATGATCTGATCCGGGCGAGTAATCCAGCAGTCCGGGCGCGGGTGCGTCAACTGGTTCGGGATTTTCCGGTATTTACGCGGGCGGTCACGGTTGTTTTAGACAATGTTGTCGGGGCAGGGATTAAATTTCAAAGTCATGCTATGACGGCGGCGGGAAAGTTCGACAATACAGCGATACTTAAAATCGAAGATGCCTGGAAGCGTTGGGGAGATGAGGCCGATATTTCCGGCAAGCAAAGCATTTATCAGCTTATGAGATCCGCAAAGCGCCAAGAGCTTGAAAGCGGGGAATTCTTGCTGGTTCGCAGAATCATAAATGATACGTCCCGTTATTTGCCGCTGGCTTTGCAGGCGGTCGAGGCCGATTGGTTGACGGATAATTCGACGGTCGCGATTGGCAAAGGAAATGAAATCGAGCAGGGGATTGAATATAATAAAGTAACGGGCCAGGCGGTCTGGTTTCATTTTACCGATCCAGATTCGTGGGGAAAATCAATTCGGGTGCCGGCTGCGGACGTGATTCATGGGTTTGAGTTTTTGAGGCCGGGGCAAATGCACGGGGTTAGTCCGTTCGTGTCCGGGGTTCTGGTTGCGCGGGATTTGGGCGAATATATGGACGCTGAAATCGACACTGCGAAAATGGCGGCAAAATATTTGGCGTTTGTAACCAAAGATCCGGCTACGCGCGGGAGTCTGTTGGAGGATGGCGAAGGGGACGATGAAGGGAAAAAGATCGATGAAATGGAAAATGCGCTGATCGAGTATTTAAGCCCTGGGGAAAATATTACGATTGCTTCAAATCCGAGGCCGGGGGGAAACTTCCCACCTACCGTGAAACTGATCTTGTGCATGTTATCTGCGGCCACCGGCGTTCCGTATGAACTTTTGAGTTTTGACTATTCAGGGATTAACTATTCGTCAACCCGTGTTATCCGAAACGATTTTATCCATCAGCTAAAGCCGGTTATTGATCGGCACATTCGGCAGTTTTGCAATCCGGTTGCAACCTCATTTTTAAATGCTGCGGTGCTGTACGGCGGTTTATCGTTGCCGAAATATCGGCTTAATAAACAGCGTTACGCACAATTTTTCTGGCAACCACCGGGCGCTGAAATGATCGACTGGTTAAAAGAGAGCAAGGCGCGGATTAACGAAATGGGTGTGTCGCTCAGATCACCCCAGGAAATTGTGTTAGCCAGGGGCCGGGATTACGAGGAAGTTTTAAAAGAAACGAAGCTGGCCTATGACAAAATAAAAGAAATGGGTTTAGATTTCCTATTGCCGATCATTTGGAAACAGAGTTCGACCTCGGTTGCCAATAATCCGGCGGCGGTTGATGGTCAAGACGGCGGAAACGGCCAGGGGCGGATGGCGGCGGTTGCCGGATTAGGGTTGCCGGAGGATGTTATTTCGATGCTCGAAGATATGGCCGATAATATCGAGTCGCTAACGGGTTCCAATTAACGGGGGATTATCAAATGAAATTCAGTGGCATAAATCTGAAAACAAGAAAAGACGCCGAACAGGATTTGACATATCGCACGTTTACGGTCCGGGCCGGGGAACCGTCAACGCTGGATGAGGATAAGCGGAGTGTTGAAATTACACTGGCAACCGAAACCCCGTCTTTGGTTTTTGATTTTAATCGCTACGAGGTCATCAACGAGGTTTTGGTTATGGCCGGGGTGCAGCTTCCGCAGTCAAGACAAGTGCCGATGCTCGATGTTCATTCCAGGTTTACGGCGCACGCGGTTTTGGGTTCCATCCGGGAGCTAAAAAAACAGGGTCAGGAGTTGGTGGGCCGGGCGGTGTTTTCGGCGGTGGAATCAGTCGATGAAATATGGACTAAGGTTCGGGAGGGGCATCTCACGGATTTTTCGGCTGGATACAAGCCGATAGAATCTCAATACGTGCCGGATGGTGAAAGTTATGATTACCGGGGCGTTACCTATGACGGGCCAATCCTGGTAACAAAAAAATGGCGAATTCGTGAAGGGTCCGTGGTGCCGATTGGTGCCGATGAATTGGCGACCGCACGCACAGCAAATAAAACCAGTAAAAAATCACACAAGGAGGTTGAAGGTATGGATGAAAAAACAAGAAAATATTTGATTGGGCGTGG